ATATTGAAAAATTAAAAGATGCTAATCGTGAGATTGGTTATAAGAATGGGAGTTACTCACAATGATAGAGTCTGTGGTGGCCTTACTTATGTTTGTAAACGCAGAGATAAAAGAGGCCCGTTTACAAACTGAAGGTATGGCACAATGTTTGCGTGGCAAGCGTCATGCTGAGAGACAATACTCAGAAAGCGTAATGTATAAATGCTGGAAAGGTCAGGCTGAGTTAGAGGATAATATCGACGGCAGTAAAAGTATTAAAAAATTAATAATAGATTAATGGTAAAAATACATGCAGAAATAGTTAATGGTAAATGTCCTACTTGTAGTGAGTTTACAATGTTGGTTGGAGTAACAAGCGAACTATATAGATGCATGAATTGTGGCGCTGATTTACAACAACACATCAATGGTAAAATAAGTTATTTACCTGTTATACCATCACGTGAAGATGGCGGCGTACCAGTTGTAAAGGAATGGTTAGAATAATTGGCTAAACAAAAATTTACACACTTCGTGCCTCGTGATAAGCCTAAAAAAAGAGGGCCTCGTCAACACAAGAAAAACCTCAACAAACACGAGAAACGTCAAAAAAATTTAAATAGATACAAAGGCCAGGGAAAATAAAAGGTTGACAAATATCCCTTGATCTCCTATATATACAGTAGTACAGAAAGGATAATATGTTTAAAACATTAAAAACAATCGCAGCTGAGTTAAAAAGAGCTAACGATTTAAAAGAAAGAGACATCAAAAACAAAGAGACTTGGATGTGGTACGCAAGATCACAATCAGTTCAAACAGGTCCTGAAGTTGGAAATGTAAGATATACCGGAATGAATGGTGGTTATACAGTTACCACTGCAGGAGGTAGATAGTATGAAAGAACTAGTAGAATATAATAAAAGTTTGTTAGAAGTTGCAGATCAAAAATTAAAGCGGTTGATCGAAACCGAGCATGACATAAATCATCCGGGTCCATACTTTGATATGGTTAATAAACAACTTGATTACGTAAACACGCTTAAAGAAAGGATAACACTTATAAATGAAAAAATTAACAGTAGTAGGTAAAGACATAACACAGAAGCAGTGGTCTAACCTTGTATTAGAATTAAACTTGATTAAAAAAGCATGGAAACCTTATGCAGACATCGAGCTACAGGGACCAGGGGTCAAGAAAATTATTTCGTATGGTACAAGAGTTGGCATGGATATGAAAGAGGACAATGCAAGATAAGATAGATGACGCCGCAAATATGTGGAACAAAACTAAGGATCCTAAATACAAAGATCTTTGGTACAAACTTATAAAGGAGTATGCAAATGGACCTCATAATATTGAACGATGGGATGTATCAATTAGTTCCGTTAACAAAGCAGATGATGGAACATATGTCATTAGTGGTAAAAGAATTAGATCTATTTGATCTCTGTGATATTGTAAGATTAAAACTTACAACTTATCATGACTACCCTGTCAACGCTCATGTAATGAACGATGGTAGTGGTGATTTGATTGGTTGTATACAAAATTAGTGGCCCATTGGTCTTGGATGCGATGCACGGCATGTGCTAGGAATAATCCCGGGTGAGACCTACCGGGAGCCAC